ACACTTCGATCCTCCATTTCAAATGGTAGATCATTAAGAACTGTTTGAAGTTCTTTAACACTTAGTTTGGTTGATTGTGTCATAAAAATGATAATAAAGAACTTGTGATTAGAGTGTGAAAGAATACTTAAGTTCGATTTAAAGACGATTAGTGAACGTCACCTTGAAAGTTTTACTTCTTTCACTCTTATATAATACACCATTTTGAGGGGTTTGGGTGGAATAGTGGACACTTAAATTAGTGTCATAAATCCACTTGACAACGATAAATTAAGAATCTACGTTATCAATTAACTCAGTTAATGTTTCCTCATCAAATGTATATCTAATTTCATCTTTTAACTCAATTTCTGATAACTTATCATAGTCATCTATCAGAGTATCTCTAACAAATTGTTCCAACGTTTTTACGTCCATACTATCAGTTATTAACTCAACATATTGTTGAATTAGTTCATCTCTTTGAGGTGAAGTTAGAGGACGATTCTTAATAATTATCTTTGCATCTAACTCGGAGTTAGTTGCATTTGGATTTGCAGATTGTCTGTAAATAGTCATCACTGATCTAAGGATTGTAGGGATAAATCTAATACTTCTATGAGTTCATTATATGTTATACATTGTGCATCACACTCACTAATTGCACGAGTGAAACTATCAACTAAGAATTCAATTTGTTGTTCAGTCATTGTTAGTTTCCCTCCTCTTGTTGTGCGTAATAGTTATCAGTAACCGACTGTAATTCTGCAAAGATCATATCCATATCTCGATTGTAATCATCATTGAAATGATATTCATCAGATCCTTGAATGTGTCCTTCCAAAATGTAAAGAATTGTCGATATTTGTCCTCCAGTTAGGTTTAGTTTGTGAGTAGTATTTTCGTAACTCATTGTTAAATAACCTCCACTGATTGTATGTCCCAATCAGATACTAACTCTTGAACTATTTCATACTTATTAACATCTTCCCTAACTAATTCTCTTGCATTATCTTCACTTTCTGCATTAACTTCCACGATGAAAGTTGTAATTTCTTCGCAAGATACAAGGTAGGTTTGCATTAGTAATTCCTCAAAGTTCTCCAAGGTTGAATAGGTTTCCAAGTTGTACAATCGACCTCTTCGTTATCAACGAAACATTGTACATTACCTGTCTTGTTTATACTCTTGACTGGTGTAATATCTTTGGAATTGTACCAAAAATCATCCCAATCTTTCGGTGAGTTAGTAACATCTTCAATCATTAATCATCTCCAAAAATTGATCCTACAAGTACCTCATATTCCTTCACTTCCTTATCACTTAGTCTTGAAACTAAGTCATCTAATAGTTCACCTAAAAGATGATTATCCTCCTTAATTGCATAACCAAGGTCTGCAATTAGGTCTCTTCGTTGTTGTAATTGTGCATCAGTTTGCATTGTTAAATCTCCAAATAAGGTGAATCTGTGTTATGGAAATTAACACCTACTGGGGAGAATTCATTCTTATCAGTATCATATAGTGTGACAACTTTCAAAAGATCATCATCATCAAATGACTGCAATTCAGTCAATAAATCAAGATAAGTCATACTGAAATTGTCCTCCATTTTAATACTTTTGCGAATGAATCTTCCTCATAGTTTGAGTCAAGATACATTTGTAATTCTTCAGGTAAATGTTTAACTTGAAGACCATAATCATCATCAAATTCAATGATACATTCAAACTTGATTTTAGTCTTCATAAGTATCATCCTCGATTGGAAATTGATTCAAGTGCGCTTCACTTAAACCGTAAACCATTGTCCAAACTTTCTCACCTGAAAGTTGATATTCTCTACAAATATATTCAACTGCATCTTCAATCGTATCCTTAACTTCTACCGCTTCTTGGTAAATGTTGTCCATAATTGTTAATTAGTGAAGGGAATTAAGTAAAAAAAAGAGGTGGGATTAGTTCCCACCACTCTCAGGATGACGATTCTCGTCTTGAAACTTAGGATTAAAGAGTTTATACATCTTATCACCGACTGAGTTCATCAAGTCTGATTCTTTATCACCATAATCTTGATAATCTGCAAGTGCGGAGTCGATTGCGTCCCACTCATCCTCGGTAAAGAATCCCTTGATAGTTTGTAACTGATCGTAGGAATAATCTCTAACCATTGTTTGCATTGGATTTCACTCCTTGATTGTTTACTCTTATATAATACCATAAAAAAACCCCCAAATGGGGGTTTGGTGGACAGTTTGGTGACTGTCATACATTTCTTATCACTTAGAGACAGAATTGTCTGAAGTTGTGTTAAATGCACGATCATAAGATTCACGAACATAATTAACACTTTTCTTTGCAAATGGTAAAAGGTAGTTATAACCTTTTACACAATCTTTCCAGAGTTCTTGTGTCTCAAATAGATGAATGTTCCATCTATTCTTAACATCTTCAACATACTGTTGTCTGGTGATAAGTGTTGCTGAAGGTTTGTCCATTTTGGGGGTTGCAATTACTTTTGGTTGAACTTTGGTAACAGTTGTTGTTACTTTTGGTTGAACTTTCGCAGTTGTTTTAGCAACTTTACGAGTGCGTCTTTTCCTTGGAGTTGTTACTTTCTTTGGAGAAGTTGCAGTCGATACTGTCATAAATTGAGACTAACTTGTTTGACTCTCTTAATATAGTCCATTTTTCCCAATTTGTCTACCGATCTTGTGACAGTTTGTCAACTGACTCATTTCGCTACATTTAGTGTTTGAAATAATGTACAATGCTACATTTATAGCAAATACTATTGTTGATAATCAATCCAACCATCTAATGCGTCTAAGTCTTTACCAACTCTACCTGATTTAACTAAGTTTAGTTCATCTCTATTGAACAAATATTGCATCTTATCTGATATATTTTGCAGTAATTGTAACCTGTCTTCATTATCACCTACTTGACCCATCTTACTAAACACAAGTACATCTAACTCGTGCCATTCTTCATCACTAAAGTAATTTCTAACTTCACGATTAAACTTCATAAGTATCATTTAACCTCGTAACGTGGTTCATCATCATTCAACTCAATTACCTCATCTAATTGATTAATTATCTTAGAAAGTGTTTGATCTAACTTAAATCCTAATCTCTTAATAACTTCTATTAATTCAGTAGGATCTTTCTTTAGATATACATTTAACTGATCGCAATATTCACGATATGCTTCAGCATCAAACGATTCTTTGTCGGACATGATAATAATTAGATAGAGAAAAAAAGAGGGAGTTGTTTATAACTCCCTCATGTAATTATGCGGCAATGAGTTCATCAGAAACCGCAGTTCCATCAGAATTGTATAAATTACCACTTGGAATTTCAACCTTAGTTGTTACTCCTTGATGTGAATAACACTCCCACTGATTATTAACGAAGACGTAGGTAAATTCCTCCGCAAATGATAATAAATCATCAAAGTTATCATGTAACTTAGGTGGACAATCTTCACCCCTTTCACTATAATATAGTGTCTGATTAGGACGAGATTCTTTTAAATCCCAAGTGGAATCTGACCAAAGTGATGATATATCACCACCATCAATCAGTTCGGTAACTTTATCACGAGTATTGAAATATTGACGTAATATCTTACCATTAAAGGTAGGATATCCATCCCAATGACAATAAACAGAGACAAGATTGTCTCCATCTAATTGTAATGCAATGCGTGATCTTGTTCCCATTAAAATAAAGCGAATGTGTACTAATTTGGACTGTTAATTACTCAAAACTACCTGCAAGGTAAGTATCAATCACTTCGAGAAGTTCATTGCCATTTGAGCACTGTTCAAGCACGAAAATTAGGTCTGACATTGTTAATTAAGACGAGTGTTTAATTGAAAAATGTGTAACTTTAGGGCGAACACATTCCCATAATTCTTATAAGTTTGATGGATCAGATTCCATGTGGTTGTTTATAGGTTTGAGTGCAATTCGTTCTGCGATTGCTACAACCAAATCCATAGACATATCACCACTTAATTCACAACTACCATCAGGTCTTTTGTTACCCAATTTGTCACAAATTGCATCACCAATTACCTCCATCAAAAACTCATTTAGACGAGGAAAATCATCTTCTATGTATGCAATAACTTCTGGTACAAGTACATCAGCAAGTTGAGCAAGAGTAGTTTCAGATAATGCCATTGATTAATATAAATGGGTGAGAGAAACAAAAACGAGGACTTACATCCCAAATCTCAGATGTCTGACTTGGTAAGTATTTTACATCAACATCATATCTCTGCTTCTCACCAAAAATGGAATTGTCAGAGTAGTTGATAACCAATGTCTCAGGGATGAGCATTTAAAAATGCCTCGTTTTGTTTCCCATATTGTTAATATAACACAGAAATCATGCTGTGGGGAAAATAGTGGACACTTTATTTACTGTCACATACTTTCATCTTTCTCTGTCTACCTACAGTAAAGTTAGCATAAGAGAAGTATTGACGATCAATTAGTTTATATGTTCCATGAATATTTGTCATTACATATCCTTCATGTCCACCTATTTCATCACCAATGTAACATCCTACAGTAGAATCTTCAGGGATAATTCCGTTCATCAACAAGAGTTTAATCTCTCTGATAATATTATACAAGTGGAAGAGATTTGCATGGAATCCTGTCTCTTTTGCAAGAGAATTTGCAGACAATTCTTTTCTTTCACGAATGAACTGATTAACAACTTGTTTAATCATCTTCCCTTCTTTAATGTTAGGGAACTGAACAAATGGTATGAGAGTTTTAGCAACATTGACCCACAATCCTATTTGTAGATGTCTATGAACTAACTTCGCATTTGTATTCAAATTATATACTTTTCCACAAAATGTATAAGGTGTATTAAATACACAATCCATTTCTTTCATCACATCACCAACATAATGAGAGTGAGTTGCAACCACTATGTTATGTTTATCAGAGTCAATTTCCTTATCAAACTTGTAAGTAATTGTATTAGGATTGTACTCGTTAGTACCTGCAAACCCAATAAAATCACTTTGAAATACTCCCATGTTTGAGTAATTCTGGAAACTAACTAAACACATGTGCAAGATACTTGCAACTTCAGGTGTATGTCCATGATTCAATTCTATATCATGGTGAGTATAATTAATCTTAACTTTTACCTTATTAAATACACTCTTAGTTCCAACAAAAAACTTATCATTTTCAGGATTTCTTCCCCACACAATAGCAGGTGAACCATCATACTTTACTGACAGTTCGCTACTCTTTTCCTGAAAGAATTTAAGTACTGTTTTAGCACCTTCCTTACCATTGTTAAGGATGTTATCTTCAGGATGTTCGAGGTGAGTGTTTTTCATACTTATAGTATGACACACATTTCACCCCAATGGGGAGAATGGTGGACACTTCCTCAACTGTCAGTCTTCTTCTTTCTTGTTACTTTTTGTGAACCTCTATCAATTAAATCTTCTAATTCCTCTATATTATTACCGAGGTTATCATCATTCTTTTCCTCAGAATAGAAGAACAATGCTTCACTTAGAAGATTATATTGTTTATCAGTTAGTTTAAAATTACACTGGTACATTTTATCCTATTGGTATATTAAAGGACATAATAGTTCTTGGTACATTAGAAGTATTTTGTGGTGATTCATGTAGTAACATTGCAGGAAATAAAATAATATCTCCCTCATCTACTTGTGGAACATACTCTTGATTATATCCTGTAAATGGATCATTAAATGGTGAATGAAACCAAGTAGGAGAGTGTACACTTTTATCAAATTGTAGATACAAAACACAAGATAGATTACCAACTCCATGATTATGACATGAATGATATTGTTGATTGTTATATCTTTGTGACCATAATTGCCATTTAGATGTATCTGTACTATTCTTAAGTAGAGGACTAATTACATCAGATTGTTGAAAGATGTTATTAAGATCCTCCTCTAATATCTCACACCATTGTTTAAAGTATGGTGGTCTACCTTGATTAGAATAGTAATCAGTATGTTGCGGTAATTTAGATTGTACCACATCATCATCACTAAAGTCAAGTAATGATAATAGTTTTGGTTTCTTTTCTTCCCAGTTTGTAATACTATATTTGAAGATATTTACAGCAAATATAGTCTGTCCCAGTAAATCACTTCCCATTCTTAAATCTATCCTTCCTCCTTAATTTAGTCCCAGTAGGATTACGTTTAAGATCCTTTTTAAGAGCAGCAAGATATTTCAAATGCTTCTTATTTGATGGAAGCAAATTCTCAACATCTTTCTTCTCTTGTCTACTTTGTTTACTCAATCTGTTCAAACTCGATATTATCGAGATCCTCATTATTAAACTCAGTTAGATCATCCATAAATGTCCAATCTGCATCTTCAATGTCATCTTCAATGACCATTTCTTGCATCACTGATTCAGCATCTTCAAGACGTAATTCATCCACTAATTGTGTTAATCTAACTGCATAAGTCTGTTCGAGTTGTTCTAAACATTGATTGCGAATTAAATCGATTTGTCTCATTTTACTGAATAAGTTTGGATGGACGTTGTTGTAATCTAAAGAATGTTTCTTGTTTAGTATAGTTAGAACCACCAGAGTAATCTGATGAAGATAAATTAACAACAACTGTTAATAGTATTGCTGTTAAAATAGCAGAACTAAACAAAATTACATTAGTATTATTATCATCACTCATTCTACTTTCCAATCTTGGTTACCTTTAACTGGAACCCAAAAGTAATAATTACCCTTCAATGATTTCAGGTAATAATGTTTAGTTCCTTCATAAATCTGTTCTTCTTCAACTGTACATGTATGGAACAAATCCATTTCGTCAGTGAAGCGATTCTTCGCCTTTTGAGTCAGTGGAGTAACACAAACTCGTTTGGTTTTGGTTTTCATAATTAAATCCAATGTGAATATTATAACAAAGATTGAGACCAGTGGACAAATAGTGTGACAGTAAATTAACTGTCCTAATCATCATCTCCTGATCTCAATTCTATGTTAAGCAAATAGAACCAAATTACCGCCATAACTATTATTAGAAATACTCTAATTGATTCCCAAGATGTATCAATAGTACCTAAGTTATTCACGATCAGGTATTTTATCAGGACACAATAATGCTCCTGCTAACTCTCTTGCATGTAAGTTCTTTTCGCATAACTTAGTCATCCATATTCGTTCATCTAAACTAACAGGAACTCCATCTGTAGTTACCATCCTACAGCATATATCTATTAACTCATTGCGGTACTTAGTTGATAGTGTCATCTTGTTACATGTGATACGTGTGCTTCACCTTTATCGAAAATAGTATTAACAACTCTCTGTAATCTCTTCTCGGTACTTATACCAACATTATTATATACTGGTACAAACATTTTACCAAAAGACTTACGATAGTTATCAACATCTCCTGCATTAATTATACCATGTTTTATATCATTTGCATCCTCTTTATGTAGACGTATTACACGACCAATCGTTTGCGCCATTGTAATATAGTCTAAATTTCTCATCAATATACATGCACTTAACCCTCTAACATTCATTCCTTCAGATAATATTGAATGATGAAACATAATAAACTTCTTATCAGGATCATCACCCCATTTGTTCATAGTATCAAAGAATGTATGGCGATGTACTTTCTTTCCATCTATAATTGCACCATGTTTAGATGTTATCCACATGACACTATATCCTAAGATTTCTTTACACTCTAACTGGAAGGATGTGCGTGTTAATAGTGAAGCAATATCCTTTGTAGATTTTGCAGTTACTAACACTTTATCCATCCTATCTTCAGTCTTAAGTATCTGTAAGAGAACATTCTTATCCCTTTCAGGTTGTTCCATCTCATTAGTATACTTGCAAGATGATACTTTAGGTGGGATAATATATCCCTGTCTGATAAGATCAGGTGCAGGTATTTGTGCGATTACTTTACCATAAATGTCCTCATCATTCATTCCTGCTTTTAAAGGAGTTCTCGAATGTTTAGGAGTTGCAGTAAAGAAATAGCACCGTTTTGCGTACATTGAGTAATACTCAACAGACTCAATAAAATTCTTTTGTGTACTGTTATGTGCTTCATCAAAATATATCGTATCCACGTTAATCTTAGACTCTTGTACTCTATGAAGAGAATGATATGTCGTAAAGATTAACTTATGTCTTTTCCAGTTAGTAACAGCGAAATCATAGATTTCCGTACTATTTGTTGTTGTCTGATGACGAGTCTTTGCACTATGTACATGCAAGACTGCAACATTATCAAATGAATGTGATAAGAAATCATCACATAATTGTTGTGCAAGTAGTATGCGAGGTGCAACAACTACAGTAGTAACTGGTTCAGTGAATCTCCTTGTATTCTTATCATAATCCCACAAGGATTGCATTTGATTCATTGCATCTACAATCATGCAGATTGTTTTACCACCACCAGTAGGGACAAGGATTTGTCCCTTAGTAGTATGTTGCATTGTCTCTACTATTTGACTCTGATGAGTTCTAAGTTTCATCAAGGTTTCTTCAGTAATAATAATATAACACCAAAAAACCCCCAAGTGGGGGTTTAGTGGACAGTTTCAGAACTGGTTGAGTAATTTCTTGGTTTCTGGGGATAACTCCTCTTTAATACCAAGATCGAATAAATCATCCTCAAGTGGAGTATTATTCAATTCCTCAATAGTTTCAAATTCAAAATCTTCCATAATAAATGTGATTTAGTGAGTGTAATTATGCAACTGGTGGAACACCAGGCGTTTGAGCAACTGTAGCATCAAGATCAAACTTTTCTGCCATTTGATTTGCTGATTTTAGTGCATTAATTTCAATATATGCTTGTCTAATATCTTCTTGTTGTTTAAACAATGCAGAGTTAATCATACTCTCCATTGCTGACAGTCTCTCATCTATATTACCTATAGTTGTCATAGCAACTTTCAACTGTTTTGTTAGTCTATCTAACTCATTCAGTTTTGCAGTTGTATCAACACCAGGCGCTGACATTGATTGTTGTGCCATAATAATTAGTCAGTGAACATTTCTATTTAGAAAGCAAACTTAGAGATGGAAACACATGTCATAAATGATAGCATTACCACCACATCATACGCTTTAGTTCTTGCAAAGAATGGAATACTCATTAAGCAAGCAATAGCATGTACTATTGTACCATAAGTAACACTTACATGCAATACAATGAAATATCCAACAACAACAAGTAATGAACCAATCTGTCTACTAATTGTTACTGTTCTCATGGTAATCACCTCATGTAAAGATAACCACCTGCCCAATCACAGTTTGCATACATTGCTTCACGTTGATAGATAATTCTCATATCATATCTTACATGTTTTGCAGGAGATGCCCATGATGCAGGTTTATAAACTTCACCAGTGTTCTTATCAACAAATGCGTGAACACTTCCTGCTCTTCCTCTATCATATTGTATGATTTTGTGATACTTTCTACCAGTGGTAATACGAAACTCCATAGTAGACTTATTCGCTTCAAGATCTTCAATCCTTGCCCTTAAGTAGTCTGAAGGAGAAGAATTATAAGATCTACGTGCTGAATTAAGAGAGTATCTTACATACTGTTCTTCAAGAGCAACACACAAATCATTAGTCCAACGTAATACTCTTACTTTCAATTCTGCCTTTGCGATTGCATCGGGACTGAGTTTCTTTTGAGTCTTAGTTGACATAATAATGATTAATAAATGAATGAAATCCCCATTTTCGCATTAACCTCGCCCTTGTTAGCATAAGGTATGGGGATTGGTTGAGTAAGGTCTTATCCACGGCACCTGCTCGCTACATTGCCTTACTCGTGGGTTTACCACATCTCTGGGACTAACAGATCACTCTTGCCCTGAGCACTCTTATATAATACATGAAAAAACCCCTCTGTGGGGGTTTAGTGGACACTTTGTAAACTGTCACCTGACTGGTTCAGGATGTAACCACATATCATCTGCAGCATATCTTTCCTGCGCTTCTAACAGTGCTGCACTACGATTTGGGGATAATGACTCAAAATAAGTTTGAATTCTTCTACCATCCTTAGTAGTAGCGTAAACTCTCCATCTCATAGTTTTTAATCAGAGTGATACTCTTCCATGTCAATATCAGGATACACCCAAATCTCGTCTTTTTTCCTTTTTGTAAAATTTCTTAACCTTTCTTCATCTGTGAGTCTTGAAACTCTCCATCCATAATCACCATCACCTACAACATTTGGCATAAAGTTCATTGCAACTGTTATACGATTTGCTTCAGTATTCTTCTTATATCCATGAACAACTGTAGCAGGGAACAGTAATAATTCTCCTTCATTTGCTTTAATGTGGTCAATCTGATTATATCTTGTATTCTTCTCACTTGCAAGGTTAATTGTAGGATTGTCTGGAAATTGCATCAATGATGTATTCTTAACAAAATAAGTTGTAGCATGTTTAGTATTATCGTAATTAGCGTAATATACTCCTGAAACTATAGTATTACCATGATAATGTGGTCCTTGAATACCACCTACATCACATATATTAATCCAACTATCTGTTACTAACATAGTGTCAGATAGATACTTACCCATCACATCTTTAACAAATAATTCTGCTTGTTCTTCTATCCAATATCTAAATCTTTCAAACCTTTGTTGCTCTAATACAGAGTAATAATCCAAATGATATAGTTCATCAGAATTAGGATTAGCAAGTTCAGGCATAAACTCTCTTGCTCCACCTTTACTCCTAATAGTATCAACTTCATCCATAACATGTGCTTTCATTTGCTCATGAAATGGACATGGTATAATTGCTACTGGTTGTGGTAATATAGGAACTACATTCATACTTAAGGTACAGGATGTGTCTGTCTTTCTTCAAAAGATTCATCACCATATTTACCATGATATTTACCCTTAGTCTTTGCTAATCTCTCTTCATCCATATACTCCATCGGGAAAGGTACAGAGTTGAAACTAACAGTTATTCTATCACCTTGAGTATTATTCAATCTACTACCATGTTCTAACCATGATGGAAAGATATATAAATGATTCTCTTTAATAGGTACATCAAACTCATACTGAGTGTACTGAGTTTGTATTAAGTGCATCTCACACATTTTATATGGAGTTAATGGTGAAATCATATACAAGTTACCTACATCTCCTTCAGGTAATTGCACATAGAATGCTCCACTTAAGGGAGAACCTTCATGTCTATGTCTATGTGTAAATCCGCCAGGTGGTAATATATTGTACCAACTACCGCTTAACATACTGGGGAAATATCCACTCTTATCTGAATAGTCATCCAAACATTGTTGAAATGCGAATAACATTGGATGTGCAATTTCATCTCTTAGTGGATCCCATCCACCATGAGAACTAACACCATTAACTGCTAATGAGTGTGGATTAGTTTTACCACTGTCTTTAATATGTTTCTTCCAAGTATCAAGATCAGGATGACTTGTTAGATCATATTCTTCAATTAGTGTTGGAAATATGTCCATTACAAATATACTATGTTACATACAATTCTTCGGTCAGCATCAGTACAAGATGACCCAGCATGTTTATATGTGCCTGGGAACTTTATCGCTCTGTTTGCTTTACTTTGTACCTTTTGTCCGTCCTCAAAGTATGTATAACCATCACAATCATTGAAATATATTATACAGATCTTTACGTCTTCAGGTATAGTTTCATTGGGTGTAGTTACATCATAATGTAATGGTTTCTCTACTATATCTGTTGTCCTTGTTGTAGCATTGACCTTAATTCTATGCAACCCAAGTGGATTTATCCCTACTAATACTGGTCTTATTTCACTCCAATGTGGCGATACTGGTTCACAATTAAGGTAGAAAGTATGTGAGAATTGTGGACATCCATCACCATCATATACTGTACCATTGCTAAAGAACCATGGCATATTCTCGCCAAGTATAAACTTACTTACGTTATTATAGAGATCTTCTGGTAAGAAATTATCGTAAACTTCTACGCTCATTGTGTAACAACTAAACCATTCTTTGTGTTCTTATAGTATATAATAGGGTAGTCAATCGTCTCCTTCCCTGCTTCTATTGTTTTCTTGTAAGTATGTGGTTTAATTGATACAAACTGTCCATCAACTACACCATCAATTCCTTTACTTTCTTCATCTGGAGTTGCTAATCTATAATCACCAGTCTCGGAAACCATCTCCAATATATCTAACTGAACTTGTAACCCTGAGAATGTCTTATCAATAACTAAATCCTTAGTCCAATTATATACATCATCACGATTAAGTTCATCTAAGTTCTCCTTAATCCTCAAAACATACTCCCATATCTTATCAGCAGCAACATCAATCTTATCAAGTCCTTGTTTCTCATCATAGAAAGACTGCCACCCATCCTGTGAAGGATTAGGTGTAGATTCTCTATACTCTTGGATGAGATCACTACACTGACCCATATTTCGAGGTCTTGTTGCTTGTGAGAAAGAGTTTGCTAAGTTGATGACAGAACCGATGTATGGAAGTTTAGTCATTAGTAATCTTATTTCTCTTAGATTACCACTAATGACTACGATTGTCAATCACTGCTTGTGCCTCTTTATAAACTGTCGGCACCTCCACAGTAGAATCCTCTCGTTTTTCTTCGTTATCTCTGTACCTTTTGTACAATCTATCAGGATGTTTTGAGTCAACTAAAACTATATCATCAAGTTCCTTGACTATCTGTTGCATTGTTTTCATTTTCAAGTACCTGTAGCATCTCAAGAGCGCCTTGGAGTTTAAGATATTCTTCTTTTTTCAAATCAAATGATTTCTGTAACTCTTGCAATTCTGCTTGAAGATTATTAGATCTTTGTATCAACTGTTCCTTATGATTAATATCAGTCATATTATTAGCGAAGTTATATCTATCTATTATACCATATTTAGATCAATAAATACATGTGAGGTATAGTATCTACCGTACATGACTGACACCAACCATAGTTCCATTGCTGAACAGCAAGAGAACGATATGGTAATGAATCCTGAACTTCAACAGGCATCATTACCCATTGAAAAGTGGACAATAGAGTCCGAAACTCTTACCTACAAAACATTAGCAACTGTTGGTGACTTCGAGTGCAGAGTATTCTATCGTAAAGAAGAATATGATACTTCAAGATCATTTAATGGTGAGAAACCTGTTGTATTAGTATGTTCTACATCATGGTTAGATGATGACGATGAGAACAAACTGCACAGGTATATGGTACAAACAAGGGCAGTATATGTTAATGTACTTGTAAGATCTACAGGTGTACTGTCAAGTAATAGAGATGTAAGAGATGCAGTAAGATACTTATCAGGTGAAGTTAAAAAATATAATGGTGATAACGGTAAGATACAAGTTGTTGATATAAATGACAACGATAAAGTATATGAAATGTCATACGATGACCTCAATCTAACACTTGATGTAACATCAGATACTTCCAATCCTTCAACATTGGGTCAAATGTATCCAGTGGATAGTTATACATCTAATGATGTAGGTGGCGGATCTATTAGTCTATCATATAACTCTATTTTTCAGAATGGCACAATAGCAATGTCTGAACTGAATAATAAATTAGGTGGTGGACATAGAATCAGTGGATATTATAGAGGCGGTAGTGCTGTTGCTAATGTAGGAAATAACAATAGTATTCCTACCAGTGGTACTATTAAGTTCAGTGATTTCCGTAACATGACTGATACTGTAAATGGTCATTGTAACGGTAATTTCGGTCACTTAAAGACACGATGGGATATATTTGGTGATAGCACATGGACATCTAATCTTAATAAAACTGTTAAGATGTCAGGGCATTGTGGTGTTACTGATCCCAACCAACCTGCAATAAGATTTAATAACTCAGGTGGTGGTAATATTATCGCACTTGAGATGGTCGCATCAGGTAGAATATGGGGATATTCAGGACAACCAGGCGGACAAGGTGGATTAACATCAGGTGGTAATGGTGGTTATGCAATCCACTTAGCAGTTCCCACCAAAATTTCTGGCGGAGATTGGGATGGCAGGATTAAAGGCGGTGGCGGTGGCGGCGGAGGCGGCGGTCAAGGCGGTCAAGGTGGCGGTGGTGGTCACGGCGGTACTAAGAGATGCAATAGTCGTTTCTGTTGGTCAACTAAACGACATTGTTATAACAATGGTGGAGCAGGCGGTGGCGGTGGCGCTGGTGGACAAGGCGGTCATGGTCATGGATATCAATGGGACGGTTCAGTCTGGGTAGATACCCACGGAGCAGGATGGGGTGGCGGTAACGCAGGATCAGGTGGATCAGGTGGTGGAACCAACGCAGGTGCTGGCGGACAAGGCGGCACAGGTGGAGGCGGTGGTGGTCACCAAAATAATGGTGGAACAGGTGGAACAGGCAATAGAGGAGCAGACGGTGGATCAGACAACCGAGGTTGCGGATACCACTCCAATAGAACTGGTCAAAATGGATCAGGTGGACATGGTGGCGGTTCTGGATCAGGCAAACACACTACCAGTCACAATGGTGGTAGATATTAATCTCTCTCGTTATTAGTAGGTTGGGCACCATTCCTTGGTCCTGAGAAACCATACTGTAGTTCTGTTGTGGTTCCCTCTTTAGTACCCCATACAACTACATCACCAAATACTGAGTGAATACTTTCACATCCTTCCCATGATGCCATTTGATCCTTCCAAGATGAAGGCAACCAAGTGGTGGCAGTAGTTGTGTCGTCAATTATCTTTGCAACTGCTCTATTATGTGAGTCTAACTTCTCAGTATATCTTCCATAGTTATCCATTGGTTTAGTACCAGTAGGAGCATAAGCATGAGTATCAGGTGCAATCTCATATCCTATAGTCTTATTCAATCCTGCATCACTAAACTCAAAGTGTAGAGTAGTAATTGCATCCCAATCAGTAACAAATCTACCTGCTATAATATCAGCAACTGCTTTAGTATTTGTATATGCTTTAGAGTTACCATTACCACATGTTGCTTTAATTATATTCTTCATCTCTGTATCATCTACTGGATCCCAATTCTTCCAAAGGGATAAACCAATAGTTCTATTCTTCTTACTAATATTAACTGAGGAAAATCCCCAATCATGTCTATCTGTAAGAATATTATCACAAATCTCAAGTAAATTCTTTAATGCAGATGTATCAGCATTACCAGTAACTTCACTTGCTAACTGACAGAATGCTGTGATACTTGCTGATAATAATGGTGGTTCATCAAGAAAATGATACAACTCTGAAGTTGGAGTTGTTGGATCATCAGCATCAAACCATAATCCTTTAGTATCCTCTAAGTATCTAAAAAGAGTATTAGTATGAACAGTTCCATCAAATGTCTGAATCTGATTAATTGCAGTAGGTATCTTAAATAGGAAAGCATATTCAGTAGGTATTGCTTTACCATCACTACGATGTGTCTTATTAAAATATACACCAGAGTCCCTACGTTGACTGCCAGGTTGATCCCATCCTAATTCAAATAATGATGGGTTAGCATCAACAATCTTCCTAATATTAGTGATATCAGTATCACTTAGGAGATCAGGATGTGTATTGACCTGTTTAGTTAAACTGCCAAAATCTACAGACATTGTTATTCCCAGTTGTTTCCTTTTTGATACCCAAACCATACAATAACGGAGTATCTTACTCCCTTAGTAACAGGTTTTACTTCATGTGGATATAACATATTGCTTGGATAAACATGTATTGAGTTAGCATGTTTAGGCATATTTGTATTACCCCAGAAGCAAACTTCTCCTCCTTCATAATCATCATTAATATTAAATGATGCAGTTATTGATGCAGCATCAGCATCACAATCAGTATGAATAGAGAGATGTCCACCTACATCATATTTACATAACCAGTATCCTGAGTATTTATCATATAAGGGAGAATCTGGTGGATTTATCTCAGAATAGTCAGTATATATCTTGGGCATTGTCTTTAACATACCCTTATGAATTAAATAATATATCTCATCATCTTGTTCTAATAATATCTCTCCTCTTTCACCAGTTAGTTTATAATATGCCTCATTATTCCTATCATCTTGATCTCCAATAGGAAACTGTGTGTTATTACATAACTCCAACAATCTACTATGGTCATGTTCACTTAATACATTATCATAAGTGAATATGTAATCATTAAGCATTAGGTCCGCCACTTCCACCAATAAAATAGTCCCAATGTATAAAACCAGATAGATTAACTCTTGGAAAATCTTTATACCATCCCTGTTTCATTACAGCAGTATGCCATAAGTATGATGGATATAATACTAATCTATTAAACTTCATATCTACATGATGATACTCATCATATACTGGTTCAATACTTGAAGTATCCAGTGATACTAACTCATTCCTCTTATCTCTATGAAAATCATATAACCATTCTTTGTAATTCCAATACTGTTCCGATCTCCTAAATGTCTTATCTACATGCTCCATGTTACTTTCACCAGTATGTTCATGGTTAAAGAATGAAGTACCACCATGACAATCCTGTGGTGCATTTAAGTATAGAACATAAGCAAACATAGCAGGATCAATATGAGGTTGAACACTGATTCTCTCAGTCTCAACATCACTGAACATGACATTTATTTGATTAGATATAGTTAAATTATCAGGATCATTTACCTGAAACTCTGTATATTCATTGATAAAATGAGAGACCATTCTGCGTAACTCCGTCATCTCAAATCCAATGGTGGATGAGAAGCCTGGGAACACTACATCTTGGTCTTTAGGTTTATTCCTTTCTAATGGCATTTGCTGAACAATATTCTTCCAGAACCCTTCAGGATTCTTGAGAACGTTGTCAACAACTACAATGGGATGATTCTCTTTAGGTCCTATTCTATACCCATCATAGTATAAATCTTCGGATATCTTTAAGTCATCCTGATTAACATAATTCAGTAATTCACTCATAACAACACCTAACTAATAGTATTTATTCTGTCCTATCAACCTCTGTAAAGGTATATTCTGCAATCATAGAGAACATTTTATTCCTCACATGTTCAAGATATTGTCTCTCTTTACCATCAATGGTATCTTCACAAGTAGATAGATATTTCTCTATCATTTTATACATGGTTCTGGTCTCCCAGATACCCATGCGTGCTTCACAATACCATTCTCCTTCTTCAAAATCACGCCCTTTCATTACTTAATTAACCGATCTTGCTTTCCCTTCTTTAGTGCATCAATCTCACTCTTAAGTTCCTTAATAGACTCAATGAGTAGAGGAACTAACTTGTCATACTGTACTGTTAGGTAGTCACCATTACCAGGCGCAGGTTTAACTGCCTCAGGTAATACTGCCTGTACTGCTTGTGCAGATACACCAGAATTTCTTCCATCGTAATTACCTTCTTTAGGTAATACTTCATCTTTAGCAAGTTGATTCCAACTGTAGGTAAATCCATCCAACTGACATACTTTAGCGACTGCATTATCAATCTGTTCAATACTTGTCTTAAGTCTAATATCAGACGCATATGCCTGAATGTCACCAGCACACTGTAGTGTACCACCAGAGTATTTAAGGTTAGATGTATTAGTTGTACTGTTAGTACCACTGTTATAGAGGATTGCACCACCACCACTTCCAGATACGGAAGAAGCAAGAGATGATGTACCAGAGTTACCATTAATACTACCACTAATAGTATTACTTACTGATAGTCCTTGAACTGATAGTGTAGTTCCATTGAACGATAAGTTACTACTTGTAGTTGTATTATTTGTAGAATTGTTATAAAGAACCCTACCACCAGTACCCTCAACATGTTTTGCGAGAGTTGCGTTACTTGCCGTTCCTGAAATACCACTTGTGGCATTAATAGATCCGACTGTTAATGAACCAGATATATCTGCATTACCATTAACATCAAGAACTGTTCCAGTACCACCAATGGTTGCACCAGAGTCGCAGTTGAGTGATCCACCAACGAATCCATTTGCAGTAATAACATTACCCTTAAATGAACCCGCAGCAGTTCTTGCAACAATACTTGCAGCACTCTGATCATTTGCCTCGGCATTCATTCCATCAAGTAGGTCAGCGTTCAGGTTAGCAACCTTAGTAGAAGACGATACAATGAATGGAGATACATTACTACCTGATGAAGCAGTAGACTTGAATCTATAAGACTCAACCATACCAGTAGAACCAGCATCGATAGTCATAGACTTGTTACTACCAGCAGATAGTGCAGTAACAACACCAACATCAGCGAGAATTATTGGAGTTGCAACACCCTTACCACCAGAGGACATGTTGATCCTCTCCATTGTCATGGCGTAACCAGTCAATGAAGTAACAACACCAGAGTTAACGTTAACTCTAATCTCAGGTTGTCCGTTACCTGAAGCACCTCTACCACCAATATACTCACCAATTAGTGAAGTAAGAACACCAGAGTTGACGTATAAGTCAGGTCCGTAAAGGTCATCAGTAAAGTGCAAGTCAGTTGCAGTAACCGCAGCACCAGATATGTTAGTAGACCAGATATTTGTACTGGTTACGTTAGTAACAACACCAGCAACTGCATATAACTGAGGTGTAATAATATGATTAGATACTGATATCTGAGTGGCAATACCAGTGTAAACATTACTGGTTCCTACCCACTGAACACCAACATGAGATAGTGTAGTAACACCTACATCACTATAGTTCTTAGATATAGATGCGTCAGTTGCCTTGAAGTCTGTAACTATACCGTTAGTGGCATATAGATTCTTGTAAACTGATAGTGTATCAATACCTGCATTAATACCTTCTAACTTGTTAAAGGTAACAGATCCAACACCACAAGATAGATTACCTACCTCAAGTGTTCCGTTAAATGTACTAATTCCTGCCCATGTGGAGTGCCATGAAGACTCTGCCTTAATATGTGCAGCAGGTTTGAAGGATACATAAGTACCAACAACTTCCATGTTGTTGAGTCTTGCAGTACCACCTTCATCTACTATGGTGTAGTAACCGTATGTTTCCCAAGGAATACCCTGTTGAGATACACCACCAGATGTGTTATATCCCCAGAAGTTAGCAACTTTCTTAACAACCAATGTGTCATAAGACACACCAGCAAATGACTGGTTACTTGAGAATGTAACGATACCAGATACAAATAGGTCTTTAACCTTAACAACACCATTAACTTCCAGTGAATCCTTGAAGTTAAATACACCAACGTTAGACTGACCAATACCAATCTGATCAACTTTAATGAAGTTTCTATCTCTTTCCTGAGAAACTACACCAAATCGTCTCCACTCACCAGCAGCAAATATATGTCCTAAGTAACCACCAGCATCAGGAATACCAGTGAATGAAATATCACCGCCTCTCTTAGTTCCTGTAGGAGTAGAAATACCAACTGTAATTAGTTTACCCTGTGGTGCATCACCACGAATATACATGTTGATTGCTTCAATACCCTCTACACTGTTACTTGTTAGTTTCTCAGTGAAGTTAACAGGTCCGTAGAACTGTGATGTTCTATTGTTATTATCTCCACCCTCAACTGTGAGTGATTCTCTAACAAGAACTTCATCAAATACACCAGATACTCTCTTAGTAGATTCTGCCTCAGCATCATCACCAGTGTATGAGAATACAGGTGCCTCAATGACTTCTTCCTCACCAGTAATAGAGGATAATCTCTTATATCCAGTGTAGAAGTCACCAGAGTCGTTCATACCAGTATAAACAACAGTACCACCGTCTAGTTCTTTCTTCTGAGCGGCAAGTGTTTCTGTATCAGATAGGACTCTATCTTGTTTCTGTGGTAATGAAGTTGAATAGTTACCTGAACCATATCCAAGGTACTCAAAGGTATGACCAGATGCACGAAGAATAGAAGGTCTACGCAATTCCATTGCAAGAACATCTACTTTCTTAATGGTAGTACCAGTAATGGCAGATGATGCCAATGTACCAAACTGACCACGAAGTATGTTGTTGATGTTATCGTTAGTAAATCTAACAATCTCAGCATTAATCATACAGTAGTCACCACGTTTGAATCCTTCAGTAGATGACAACGTAATAGTAGTATCAGTTGAAGTCAGTGGAGCATTGATTGCAGTTGATATACCTGTATAGAAGTATGATCCTCTACCACCAAGATTGTTCTCACCAGCAGTTAGTGGTTTGCCGTTAGCAGATATACCACTACCAAATAGTCTAGTATCTCCTACAAGGTAATCTGTTGCAATACCAGCAGTGATGATACCTACGTTACAGACTATACTCCTTAAAGGTAGATCATCCTCTACGCCATCTACAATGAGTTTTCTGTCATCAAATAGTGAGTTCTTAGTTCCTTGGATAACGAAACCATTACCAGCAGTAAGTGCATGGTTGTTATCTGTTCTAATAGTGGCAATACCTAATTCACGGTTTAAATCAATATAAGTAACACCAACACCAACGTTTGTTAAATGATAAGTTGGTTGCCTTCTATCGTCTCTGTCTATGAAATATGGTTGAAGATTTCTTGAAGTTCCAATCTCAACAGAAACAGACTTAGATGTAGGAATATCTACAATCTTAAATGTTCCATTCAACTTAGGATCTTCAAATCCAGATAGGTTCAATCCATCACCAATATTATTAAAGATACCAGTAACTTCAACAACACCTGATACACTAGGAGCACCAGCAGGGAAGGAAGATACTGTCATAGTATTTCCTATACCATATCCACAACCACCATCTAGTAGTGATATACCAGTAATAGTACCAGCAGCAGATACATTAACCTTAGCAGCAGCGTTCTTACCAAGTAATGCAGCATTCTCTAAGTCTGCAGCATATATTACTGTTGCAATACCAGATCCATTATTATATCCAGCGCCAGGATTAGTAACACTAAGACTCTTAATCTGATTGAATCCATGTTCTACATCAGTATAAAGAGTAACAGTAGTATTACCCGTACCAGTGATAACAGCACCCGTAGCAGCGAAACCTACTTGTTGTCCCTGCATGAAGTAAGCAAGAGATTCCTTAGTAATAGATCTCTTCTTATCACTTGTAATAACTTCACCAACAACCTTAGCACTAGAGTGAGTAATGGTTGGTTCTGGGTCAGAATTATAGTTATCTCTATCCTGTTGTGGATATAGGTTCCTTACGTCCTGAGAGAAGGACTTCATGGATACACCAAATCCAAGGTCTTTATCCAGTGGAATTGATGCACAAGTTAGAATTATATTATAAACACCATCTTGTCCAGCAGTGCCAGGAACATGAGGTTTGTTCTCTTGAACCCTATAAACTGCGAAACTGTCACTTGCCTTAGATCTCTGAACAGTAGGTAGTGCCTCTACCTGTTGTTGTGTAGTTCTCTGGTTAACCTGATTAAGGAATACGCCTGGATCAGTGGTAATACCAGCAACAGCAAACTTCTTAGTTGATATAACATTAGTTACTGGATGGACACCATTGTATCCTAAGTTGAATATACCTGTACTATTATTGACACTATCAATATTTCTGATAGTTACAGTATCATCCTTCTGTAATCTGTGTGCATCTTCTGTAGTAAATGTAAGAGTCTGAGCACTATAAGATGCAGTCTTAATGATCTTGACGTTCTTAAGTTGAGTTGGGTTACTTAGGTCAGCACTCAAGAATGATGCACTACTTACACCAACAGTCTTAGATTCCTGTAAGATATAACCAGGCTTAGGAGCACGAGCATTTGTATGTTCTTTAGGTATAACATATCTTGCCCTGTAAACTCTATCAAGTAGAGATCTGTTATCTACACGACGTTTGATGAATGTAGTACCAGTCTCTTCACCAATAACACCTACACCAATAGTATTAAGGGCAGGGAATATAGTGTTGAACGTTGTACTTGGGTGACCTGATAGATACCAACCACCAATAGTATTAGGTACATTATTAATAGTATAAGTACCATCGTCAAACTGCATTGGATGGCCTGGATCGCCAGGATTCTTATCAGATACAGTAGATCTAACAGTTAACTTACCACCACCATTTGAGATACCAGTAATAGGTCTACGTGAGGCAGCATCGTTAAAGGTAGATGCCAACTGAATTCTATCTGCAGCAAGTGTACCACCAGCAATAGCAAAGTATATCTTATCATTCTGTATTCCACTAGGGGTCTCACCAGTATTACTGAATACTCTGACTTTCTCACCATTAACTAACTGGTGATTCGTCTTAAACTGGATTACGTTAGAAATAATGGCATTAACACCAGAGTTTCTAATAACCTCATACTCTTTAAGAGATGAAGTTCCAATACCACTAGGAACCTGCATCAAGACTGGAGATGTATATGTCTCCTGAACTGCCTGACCAGAAAGAGTATTAACTAAACTTAAATGAAGTTGTTCATCCTTTCTAGCACCAATTCTGAATGAGTCGATCTCTGCTGGAGGTACGATCTCTTCACTATTATATCCAAATAGATAGAATCTATCAGTAACACCAACACCAATAGTCTTTCTAGTATCAATGGTCAACCAAGAAACAGTAGAGTCTTCTCTTGTAATCTCTCTTGGTGGAATAATATGAGTAATATAACCTGTGTCATCTCTATCAAATGATTCTGGTCTGAATCCTGATGCCTCAAGACCAGTCTGTCCAAAGTTACTGTTAGAGTTAGTAATAGATGCGTCACCACCTCTCTCTGCATGGAAGTGACGAGCATATGCAATAGCGAACACAGAAACCAACTGAACAACAGCGTTGTTCCTTACTCTCATGTGAGAGGTTTCATAGGTTGGTTTGTATATCGCCTTAGAGTTGGAGTGTAGTGGTTTCTCCGCCTCTGATACAGTAGTCGTATCATTAAAGATAGCAGTATCAGGGTTGTAAAGGACAAACGCATTGTCATCCTTCTGAATAGAGATACCAGTGAACTGAGCACAGACCATAGATCTGAATCCAGTTGCCTTATCTCCATCACAATCCAAACCGTTCATACCGTAAACAGAACGGAGTGAGCAGTTGAATACGTATGGTGATGCAGATCCTACAGTGTCAGACTCAACGATAACAGATGAGTTCTGGATTTCCTGTGCAGTTGGGAGGGCATTGCCTGGGGTTGATGGAGTAACAAACTGAAATCTTGTGTTGTTAATAACTTCATCAACAAGGAATGATCCATTATATGCACCAATACTTGTAGTAATACCAGCAATTAGAACGGGAGTATCCTTGAATAACCCGTGTGCTTTGTTAGTATCAACAGTAATAGTAGTTGTAGGTGTATTACCATCACCTGCCTTAATACTTGTAATACCAACTGGGTCAGCAGACAAGTCACCAACGATTCTAAATTCGTCTACGTTAGGTTCAAAGTCATTGAATGTTGGATAATCACCAAGAGGACGACCAGATGAATCTCCATAGGCCTTGGCAACCTTGAAGTAATACATGTCAAGGTCAGTTAATCCACTATCTGATCCATCAATGATGACATTATTCATACCATCAGCGAATGAGAATGTCGCTAACTTATGGTGTGAGAATGTAGGTGATTTAGTATTACTATCATAGTCATAGTATGCAGTCTTACCAATATCTGCATCAAAAATAGTAAACGCAGTGAAGTAACAAGTACCAGTTACACGAAGTACACCACTGTACTGCATGTTATCATCTTGTGGGTCTGGTACATATAATGGTCTTAGTTTAGTCTTACGAAGGTCAAAACCAATAATAGATGTACCACGAGGCATAACAGCACCACCCTCGGTACTATTATACTTGTAGAGTTCATTATTAGGATCTAATACATCAAAGTTTGTTTCTGAAGTGAACTGACTGAGAGTTGCCGCTTGCCATCCGGCATTCATTTTCTTCTTGTACTCAGCAGTACCACCATTATCCCTAATAGTATATCCAGGCCTGTTATCAATATAGTGTACGCCAGGATATGCTAAGATAGTTGTTCTGTCTATCTTATCATTATTCTGTCCACTCTGATAAGAGAATCTTGCCGCCTCTATCAGTGCCCTCTGAATTGTCTTAAAAGGTCGTGTCTGAGAATTACCTTTGTTTTCGATACTATCGGTAGCGTCGAAATCACTTGGGTTAACATAAAGAATGTTACCCTCAGCATTCTTCAGAAAATTTTCTAATCTTGATAGAGGCATTGACCTTCAACCTATAGTATTTCTTCTAAGGTTATTTAGACATGCAAATAAATCTTTAGATATATAATAGTTGCGTCATCCTTGAGAAATCAGGATATGAGCCTGGATATAACTCATCTGCATGTAATATTTGCGTCTGAAATAATATAGCACGATTATATCTCATAGGAAATGCATGTTCAGACTTCCATGCGAATGAACCCTTGATACTCATCTCCATACTCTTCAAATCTTTCTCTGTTTGATACTGACTCCAATTAGGTTTTGGTATAGTCATTTCATTTAAGAAACTATACAAGTCAGTTCCACCACCTGCCATCTTACTTTCTTCTTCGGTATTTAGATATACTGTAAGTAGGAATTGATAAGGTCGAGGAGCAAATGGATAACTATCCTGATATGGTACAAGTCCCCAAGGTTTATCAACTAACATACTACCAAGAGTATAATTAAATGTTACTCCTTTATTCTTCCACCCTTCTTCTACATCTTCTCTATTAACAGGTACACCCCACAGTTGTTCATCATAAGTAAATTGATCAAATAAAGGTTTCCATTGATGAGTTATTTCTTTAGATGGCATTGAGAATCTCTTACCAACCCCAGGCATCTCCTTCGGGATTGTAGTTGCCAACAACTCTTTCTCACGACCAAACCTTCTTACCTTCTCAGGTTCAGCATAGAAGTTATCAATAATTAGTGCAGATATATTCTTACTGGGACCTATCTCGGTTACCGCAGTAATTTCCATCTTTTGTTGATCAAGTTCAAACATCGTTAACTAATGATTCCACTGTAGTTTTCACTTTATCCATACATGTAGTCACATCCTTATGCGATCCTGTAGTTTGATATGAATCCTTACCTTCAGGTGAATATCTTTGTGTGAATAGTGACCATCTCCACTCATCCATATCAGCGGAGTACCAGATGTGAACACGCATTTGCTTTACATTTATATAGGGGCATTTCACCCCCAAGGATCAGTTGGGTAACAAGGTTGATCTAAACCCCGATCTCACCTTAGGCAGTAACCAATTCGGTTCTGCGTGAGAATTCTCTCGTCATTACACGAGAGAACGCTACGATGTTATTCGCAGCAGTGTCAGATGGTTTTGCATCTGTGGTTTGCTCATCCGAGCAGGTTTCAGTCATGTTCCTTGTACCCTGTCGAAACCTTGGCACCCCCATGACTGCTCCTGCTGGGCTCGAACCAGCGACAAATTGATTAACAGTCAACCGCTCTACCAACTGAGCTAAGGAGCAAAGGTGGAGGTGAGGGGAGTCGAACCCCTGTCCAGAATATAGGTGACACCACCTACATGCCTTTTAAAGTCATGCTAAGGACTTATCATCACATTACCTGCAATAGTAGTACCAGTACCACCACTGAGAACATAATGTTCTATGAATGATGGGAAGATAATAATATCACCAGTATGTAGTTCGGGTCTCCAATCAAGAGTGAAAATTCCATCATACATTGGACCCATTTGTGCCTCTACACGAAATCGATAAGGATTAAGAAATACTGTTCTGGATATGTCCACATCCTCATAAAGGATGAAACTCCATTGAGAGAAGGCATGGATGTGAGGATCCTGAAAATCCTTCTCTGTGTAAGTATTTCTCCAGATCTCATCGATCTTAGCAGCACCATACTTAACTCCAAGAGTATCGATATTCCTACCAATAACCTCAGATAGATGAGCAATAGTATCATTACTAACCTGTCTCTGGGTTCTCAGACTTGACATAAGTTGAGACCTAAAGGTAGGTTCCTGACTCTCATCAATTAATGTTATCTTATCAAGATCAACCTTATCTGTAAAGAAAGGAACTGTAAAGAAATCATGTTTCATCCTTCTTAACTGGTTTCTCGTTCAACATTGGTTTACCAGTCTGTTTTGCAATAAAAGCAGCGAGTTCGGGAGTCTCTTCCCATTCCCAAGTGGTCTTGCGACCCTTCTTGTCTACTTGTTCCCAAGTTCTTTTAACCATTGTCTCGCTCCCTGTAAAGTTCGTTAAGTCCCTGCTTAAGAGTGTCAATTTCATTCAATGCCATATCATACTTACCTTCAAGTTGTTTAACTCGGTGGTGCATGTCAGCAATTGCTTGACCGAATACTTCTATATTATTGAGTAAATACTCATTTCCAGAAGCAGGTGATGATCCTATAGAGTCTATCGCATCTATGTTATCTTGTAAATGCTGTGGTAGATCTTCTTTATTAAATGGCATAATTATTCAAAAAAATTGTCTTCTTGGTTGGGTCTATACTCCATGTATATATTACCAGAAACAGTAGTACCCTCATTCCCTGACATCACTTGATGCATAAGGAAAGATGGGAAGATAATTATATGTCCTGGCGGTAGATTAGGTTTGTAATCTAAAGGGAATTCCCCAAGAATACCACCTATCTGATTCTGAATCAATCCCATACTGGGATTTATAAAAGAAGTCTTAGATGATACACTCTCATATACAATGAAACTCCATTGAGAATTAGGATGCAAATGAACATCCTGAAAATGATGAGGTTGATATCTATTTCTCCATACATGTCCTACCTTGGCATTATCTCCAAGTAATCCTGCAGGACCTAAGTTCTCTTGAATTACCCTCTCCAATTCCTTCCATGCACGATCAGGCAATTCTAATCTTGTACTAAAAGTAGATGGGACTCCAGCATCCCAAGTAGGTTCAAGATCTTCTGGATCTTCCTCTGGAATATGAAATTGATCAAGATCAATGGCATCCTCAAATATAGGAATACCAAAGATATATTTACGGTTCATCACTCATTCCCCAATCCCATAATGCTTTCAAAAATTCAAGTATTCGTTTCATTTGGTGGTAAAGCGACTTTCCTCATAAATTTATAAACTAACGTTGCTCTAAGACCACGATAGTTTTCATTAGGAGGACTGCCATGATGTGGTATATTTCCTTTAAAGAAACATACTCTGCCAGGTTTAGGAGGTACTTCTATCCACTCATCGTTAAGTAGGATCATTGTACTTCCACCCCAATCATCATACCATACCTTATTGACATAGTAAATAAAACTTAATCCATTATCACAAGGACAATCCTGATGTGGGAGTGTATTGTGAATCCACTGTTGTCCATTCACTAAGATCTCACCTATCTCCAGATCAAAATCAATACTGTTTATCACAGCATCCATTATCATTTTAAAACATCCATCATTGGCATGAGGAGATTTGCCAGGAAAAATTTGTTGCTTCAATGCGGCAACCTCTTTCCATTCTGGATCTGCACCTATATCATGTCCATCTTGTGGATAATTACTGGTATGTCCATAAAACCACCCATAACTATTCATGATTAGATCATCAACATAATGTATGAAATAATCAGGAAATAAATTATCAATCACAAAAACTTGATCCTCAGCAAGATTATACTGAGTAAAATCAAGAGATTGTGTATGGAGATCAATGTAATTCATTATATTATTTTGCGTCATTTATGTGATCTCTTTCCAATTAAAATCTTCTACTGAGTTTGCTCTTTTCTCCAAATCACTTCTCTTCTCATTCATATACCCAATACCCTGCATATATCCCCATGCTTGGGTCTCATCTTCGTTTCTAATCTCTCTTAATGATGCAGCACCATTAATATAGTGGTTAATCTTAGGTGTAGAAAGGGCAATCTGATCAAGCATTTCATCAGTTGCCGTAGCAATAGCAGTATCATATGTACCACAATCGCCTGGAATTGATCCAGATGGAGGAGTATTTTCATATCCCATAGTGGTATTGGCAGTTCCACCAATAGCAATAATAATTTGATGACCTAAAGACGCATATATTGGATCTACTGCACTACCATCAGCATCATATGGATAGTACACAGGCCAGTTGGTAGTACCAACCCAATACTCGACTTTACCTGCGCCTACTGCTGGTTCGGGTTCTTGTTTAACTTCACTCCACTGAGCAACAATGTCAGGTTGTTTATTATTAGTCAAGATAAGTTTATGTCCTTTACCTATATTAGAACCCTTAGCAATACCTATCTCTACTGGGTCTACAGGGTTTTTAGTTGATTCAAATGTAATGTCACCAGTATCAGGTGGTCTAACTACAAGAAAAGAACTACTAAGACCTGTCTGTGTAGGAGTCTTATCCAATGACGCAAAATAATATGTTGATACAACACCAACATAGAAGTTATGACCCTCAGTTGCAGCAATACCAGATGTTAATGGTTTATCCACATCTGCATAACTCAATACAATACTTGTACTACTTTGAATACCATTCTGAGTCGTATAACTAACGATACCTACAGCAGTTCCAAACCCAGTTATCTTAGTATTAGGTGCAACAACACCATCTCCACTCCTATCTGAAGCACCATAAACATGGTCACCAACACTAAAGTTAGTAATGAATCCTATATTACCATCCTCATATATTCTTGTTGTACCAGCAGTACAGAAACCACTAACAGCATATGCTTTGCCTGGATATGATGTAGTACCCAATCCAACAACTGTTGGTGTATTACCTAACTGGAATATTACTGCATCTTGTAAAGCATCAGTAATAAAGTCACCAGTAGCAATACCAGCAGTGACACCAGTAGTAAAACCAGTCAGTGTCTCAGCATCAGAATCATATATTATTAATGCACCACTACCTACATTAGCATCTGCATTATCAATAATCTCTACAACATTAGATCCATACTCTCTATTCTTAGGATACTTCCAATATTTTGCACCATAATACCCTATGTCTTGATAGGTATCAGGATCCTTTACACACTCATATATCTGTACATCCATATTACTACCACTGCCGAAACGACGAAGGGCCTTCGTTTCTTGAAGTACCCACTTCATGTCACTACGACACCCATGAGAAATCCTATTATGATAGGCAGTCTCTACTGCCTTTATCTTAACATTAATAGGTGCAATAAGAGGAGGTATCTTTACATCTAACTTATTAATTAACTCATCATACTCATCTATGATAGCATCAACAATCGCCAGTTGTTCTTGCAACTGTTTGACTTGATCCAACTTCTGAACACGATCTTCTCTAAGTCTTTTAGCAATCTTATTTGCTTTTTCTTCTGCTGCACTCATTCCGATTCCTCCTCATGAATTCCAATAATATCATCCATTGCAATGAATGACTCACCTACATCTTGACCAGGCGATGGGTATATCTCACCCATCTTCAAGAAATCCTCGCCAGGATAATCTCTTGCAGAAGTACCCTCATACTCAGTAATAAGTGGTTCTAAATCTTTTCTCATACCATGAATAAGATAACTACAATTAACTGCACCACCTAAGTTATTCTTAACTTCAACCTTGGTTCCCCAATGAATAAGTTCATAAGATAACTCTTGATAATGACTATCAGATGTTAACTGTACTGTAATTGTATCAGGATTTACCAAATCTTTCCAGTAATCTGGTAACTGAATGACATTTTTGCCTTCAAGTTTACCCCTAACATATACACCTAATTCTGGACCTTCAACACATCCATATCTTAAACGATAACCATCTCGTGTTGGATGTGGTATATCAAATGATTTTCCAGGCAATGCTCTTGCAGTTGCTAATTGAGCTTCTAACCAACCACACGCTATAGCACCACCAACAGTAAGGACACCACCAACGGTAACAAGACCTGCAACATTTAGGTTACCATTAAGTTGTGTCTGTGCATTTCCTAAATTCAGGGCATTCTTAATGTTAATACCTGAAGTCTGACTAAGAGCATTTCTGATTGTTGCACCAAATTTTGTGGTCAAACCCCAAAAATTACTAACAGCAAAGACATTCTTGATACCATTAATCTGAGTGATACCATCAACTCTTAAAGATAATGGTGCTCCTATACCTATTGGAGGACCAATCATCACTGTAGCAGTAGGAATACCTGGCGATATTGCCATACCAAAATAACAAGGACCATTAGCAACTAAAGTGCCAGGAAATAATCTTGTAGATGGACTCAAGAACGACATGTCAAGAGCACCAATAACCAATTTATCTCCTACGTAGGAGATTGCACTATGAAATGCCATTATAAGAAATCTCCAAACTTATCCAACCACTTGAATATCTTACCAAGGAAATTACCTTGGAACATATCTGATTGAGTTCCTGCTTCTACGCCCACTCCACCTGTCAATTCTATAAAGTTAGCACCTAAAGTTAGATCTTTAGTTGCAAGAACATTAATCATAGTACCTTTAATATTAGTAATAGATGCATCCAAACTAATATGTTTATTACTCTGCAATGTTATCTCAGCATCTGCATCAGTAGCTCTCAACCTTATATTTCTACCCTTTAATATTATATCCCCATCTTGTGCATCTAACATAATATGACCATTAGAAGCAGAGATTATCTTAGCATAATCACCTTCATCAAGTCTATCACCACTTAAATCATAAGAAGTACCATTACATACTTGCTTATGCATACCATCCTTGTAGTATGCCCAACCCTGACCTTCATCGGTATACATTGAAAGGTCTACAACCTTACCTTTCAAGTCTCCATCTGGAAGTTTTACACCAGCATAAGTCCTGAAGCCAGGGTAATTGGCAACATATTCTTTGGTTTCTACCTGTTGTACGTCTTCTGGAAGTTTATCTGCCATATCACTCCCTCGTCAAAGGTTTACCAACACAATCAATAACATCGAGTACCAACGGTCTTCCATCTTGTCCTGCTCCATCACGATCAGGATCTTCTCCTATGTCTTGAACAAAGTCTGGGCTGTAGGAGATCACTGGAATTAACTCAGCTCCCCTACCAGTATTAGTATTTATCGTCACTTTTGGAGTCTGTTTATGTTTATCCTTACAAATAATATTCTTAACACCAACAACAGATCCAGCAGGAGTAAGTACCAATTCAAAGGAACACTGTCCTACCTGACCAATATCTCCTGATGTATAACCTATTCCAGGCTTATGAGGTACAAGAGTCGTTACTATACCTACAGGTTCACTACCAATACCAGCAATACCTCTTGTGGTGAAGTTATATGTATCAGTTAAAGCAATACCACTAAAGGATTGACCAGCATAATCCCTAAAGGATCCCTCAGTCATCTTGATATAATACTCAGTATTATGTTTTAAGTCAACATCTGGGTCTACCCTTATAATTCTATCAGATAGGAAACTAATTCTACTATCACCCACTGGTATTGCTTCATGAATCTGATTAGTAGCAGATTCAACAATAGTTACATCTCCACTTCCCCTAATAATCTGTTCACTAAATGTCATTGATACAGACACACTTGTCTGAACACCAACGGCATTATCAGCAGGAGTAGTAAATGTAATGAATGGTGGTGGATCTGCAGGATCATCTGGGAAGTCTGGACCTTCAGTAACAGGATACTTAGGAGGTATTACTCCAGTTGTTGGGCAATATCCAGTACCACCTTGAAGCATATAGATCTGTGTTATCTTTCCTTCATCATCAATAACTGCTTTAGCAACCGCACCTCCACCATGATTAGTCTTATCAATGATACTGATAATTGGCGGAACCTCATATCCAAAGCCAGGTTGAATTACAACCAGAGTTAATATACTACCATCTACAGATGATATAATAGGTAATAACTGTGCTGGTTTAACATTATTTCCAAATACTTCTATTTTAGGAGGAATACACTTAGCATAAACAAATCCTGATGGAATACTATCTCCCAGATCATCTTGAGTCTGTGGATTATTTGTCTTCTCATTACAATCAAACCACTGACTGAAATCTCCACCCAACATACTAAGGAATGAAAGACTTCCATCTCCAGCAGCATAGTCTAAACCATCTAATGCAGAGATATTATCAAGTACAGACTTCATCTTACCAGCATTTTTGGTAGATAGTCCTCTTCCTTGAGTCCAATCATCATAATCCTTACACTTCAGTGCATCACACTGAAGGAAACTCATAATCATATTAATGTAAGAACTAATCTTCATGAATAGTCCACTTACACTATTAAGCATACCCGTCAACCAATCTAATCCGTCCAGAATTGGTTTAAGAGCAGCAGTTATAGCATCAAATAATTTTCCTAAGATTGCAGCAACTGCCTGTTCAATAGCACAAACACTTGCATTAATTGTACTACCAATAAGATCCTTAAGTAACCCCTTGATGAATCCAAAGATATCAAAACCAGCCTTCTCGAAGAGACAGAAAATCAAATCCATGATTTTCTTGAAGGCCTGAACGATAGGAGATTTTTGTGGTTCTGGAACAATTAATCCAACAAGATTTCGGAATATCTTACCAAGGTACTTCATTACCTTGTCACGAATCATGCGGATGATAGTTTTAATTGCACCTAATATAATTCGTGAAGCCTTATTGATAAGTCTCTTTATATCAGAGACCATATTTCTTGCTGCATCAATATAGGACTCAGCGAATGCTGTAAGTGAATTAATAGTCTTAAGAAAACTACCTATAGTATGTCCAATAGTACCCAATGCATCATTCTCGCATGGATTAGGTCCAGTATGAACTCCATGACTTCTATTAGAGAATTCCTGATCACCTTGAGTATGTCTTCTTATTCCTTCTTTTTCTCCTGAACCATCAGACTCTCCTGCTTTCTGATCTGCATTTCCTGTTGGAGTTCCTTGATTATTAGGGTTAGATGTTACCTTTCCTGTTGCAGATGGTTTTTCTTTAACTGGTGGTTGAGTTGTAAGTCCATTAGATCCACCGCCACCTTGTCCTGCTCTTCCACTGAAGGTTCCAAATGCATTACCTTCTACTCCTGAACTACCCTTAGTCAAATTCATTATATTAGAAGGACCATGAGTATCGTTCACAGTCCTTGCCAATGCACCAAATATAACTGGTTGTTGTGCTTCCTCTCCATCCATGAAGAAACCGAAGACTGTTTCTCCTCCTACCATTCTTGAACTCTCACCATAACATGATTGACCAGAACCAGAGGTTGCATCAACCATTACATGAGCCCAAGGAAGATCTTCGTTCCCTAATTCTGCCTCAGTAAATGGATGATAACCAATGATCCTTACCTTACAACGATAAGCCCAACCCTCTTCCATATCAGTTGCTGCTTGCTTCCAAAATTCAGCAGGAGCAACCTTACCGATCCACCAAACGAATCCGTCACGGCCGAGAAAATTGGTCTTGAGTAAGGAATTATCAATCATTCGTCGTAAACTCTACACTCCAATGAATCGGGATGATTATCACAATAAACTTCAAGTTTTGAATCCGAATGTCTGGTATGCCAATCATTTATCTTAGCACCACCTTCATTAACTTCATTTTCGTCATGATCATGGAAAGCATCATTATGCATTTCTAAATCTGATTCACTATATTCAATCATACCATGATTGACATGCTCTTTATGATCTTTAGGATCGATATAAACCTCATGATTGAGGTCATGTTCTGGGATTTTTGTGGTCATAATAGTTACCGTCTGTTGTTATTTTAGACCATAAGAATCTCTAACGAGATTCAATGATGTAATATTTGTTCCTCCAGAGATTTCAAAATGATGTCTAAGACATCTAATCAAATAATAACCACTGGATTCATTATCAGCAGGTTTACTATCACCTGCTTGAGTTGGTCCAACAGTAGGAAGAACAACTTTAATTATACCACCAACACGTAAATTTGTGTTAATTGGTATCACTATATTTAGTGACTGTTGGAAGAGCATGTTGTATCTTGAGAAGGCTTTTGCCATGTCAGCATGATCCCTTCCATCATCTCCCAACTCTTGGTCATCATCAACAAGTAAACTCTTATCAATATTACCCTTCGACCCCAACCTAACCAATACTCTTGATGCATAATCACCAAGTTCAGTTGGTATAGGTAGTCTTTCACCAAGAGTTTTATTTTTAGGTTTATTGTCTGGACTCTTCTTCATTGACTTCACTATACCTTCACTCTCATCATCAGTTTCAAAATTATCCTTCATCTTATAATGATATACACCCAATTTCCAATCCATAGGTTCAAAGAAATAGGTAAGATTTGAATATAAACCTATCCTTAAATTCTTCTGTACATGTGTATTTGCAGACATGAACGAATGAATAATCTGTTTATCAGTAGCTTCTCTTTCAGCTACACTACTTGAAACATAAACAGGAACATCACCATCTTCGGCACCATTGGCAACAGCATCCAACATCTTTTCCATAGATCTAAAATGGAATCCATCATAATCTTCATAAAAGAAATATCCAGCAGTTCCATATGCAGCACCTTCTGTTGAGTCACCTGATGTTCCTTTTGGACCCTGACTTGTTGGTACTCCTTTAGGACATAACCAAGTACATGTATAAAAAGGTTTCTTCATGTTACCGATGAATTCAAAAGGAAACGATGTCGGTTCTATCTCTATAATTCTATCTCGTTTAACTTTTAAAACATCATTAAGAATAGATTCTACATGAAGATGAACAGGTTCTCTCTTATATCTCTTAACACATCTTGCGGTCTCGTTATTAATACTTTCAAGTGTCGCACATTGCATTGTAAAAGTTTCTGACCCTTCTTTTTGAATTAAATCCTTTATAGCAACAACATAGAATGGTTTTTCCTCAGTATATTCAAAATCACCATAAGTAGTTCCAATTTGCAAATCTAATCTCTCATTACCCCTCAATGGAGCACTATTATATAAATTAAAAGTATTATTAATCTTAAGATAACAAGTCACTGATGGACTAAGTATATCTGAAAAGAAATCAACCGATGTTATTGCTCTCTCAATACGGATGCCATTCTCCTCACCATCTCCAGCTAAATCAATAGTCGTCGAATTAGAAGATGTATTTTGTTGAGGCGTAAGAACAGCCTTTTTTATATGTATGGCCTCTAAGGATGACATGTTAACCAGTAAGTGACGTTAATAGAATATGATTTCCAACTTCCTCTGCAGATGCATCATGAGACATTGGTAATATCATAGGAGCTCCACCACCTCCGCCAGGAACTGAGGCAATCTGTGCAGGTATATCGTTAGATCTTTGTGGTGGGGCCTGTTGGATCATCATTACAGTATTATTTACACTACCACGTTGATTGTAAGAGGGATACTGAGATGGAGGAAGAGCAGCCTGATCGCCTGGAACCTTAACTTGATTATCTCTTAATCCTTTTAATATCTCATCATAACGTGCTTTAGTTTCAGTAGTAGTTTGAGTTGTTTGTCCATGATATGGTCCAAAACTTGCCCATTCCTGTTGAAGAATATCAAAGTCTTGCTTAGTTAATTCTTTAGAAACATTTATTTTTCTCTTTCTCTTGGCAAGATCCATCAACAATTCATGCTGCACATTCTTATCAAATTTTATTTTAGTAGGATCAAACTCTTGCAATCTACCTTGACCCTGATACATCTCTTTAACCTGAGTCAAAGGATCCATAAACTGACCAACACCTACAGCAGCAGACTTTAATCCATTATAAGTAGTCTCTCCAGCGTTCATTCTCCTTGTCTGTTCATCATATACCTCTTGAAGAGTCATGTTAGTCATATCCATTTCATCTCTACCACCGAACCATCTACTATAAGCTTTATCACCCTTAGTACCTTCAAGTTCTCTGGTAAGTTGCACAAAAGCTTGCTCCTCTAAACTCCCTGATCCTCCTGCCATTGGAGGTCCAGCAATTAAAGTTTCATTAGGAGGCATCCACTTATCTCTCTGTACTGTAGTAGTGGACTGTATTATTTCTGTTGCATCCTTATATTCTACTTTAACTTTCTTTAGTTTATTTTCATCAATAACACCATCTGCACGAGGTATTCCATCATCATCTACTGTCTCTTTAGGTGTATTCTTCTTATCAAAATCAAATATATTTCCAGTTAAGAAGTCTGCTGCTCCTGCAATACCTCTCTTAGTTCCTTCAATAACCTTTCCTGCAGTCTCCGTAACAACATTAACTACAGACTCAAAGAATCCTGGCCCCATTGCATTTGCAATTGCTTTACTTTCTATGAGTCTTACAAATCCTTTAACTCCTGAATCAAACTTATCAACATCTATTTTAGTCTTCTTATGAATCTCCTCCTGCATCTGTTTGGCTCTATCCGTATCACCAAGAGATACTTTACCATCTGATGGAGTTACTTGACTCTTTTCAAGATGGTTGATCTGTTTATCAATTTCTTCATTTTTACCTTCTGATGACTCTTGTGCTTTATCTGCACCCTCTTTTGCTAACTTTTTCTCCTTCTTCAAGTCTGCAATCATCTTAGCCTTGTCACCACCATACTGTTCATTGAGTACCTGATTAGTCTGAGCTTCAGCAGACTGTGCAGGCATAAAATGCATAGTACCCATAGTAAGTATTGCAGCACCAGCAGCAAGTTTCAAGAACTTATTATCACCACCAGCTTTACCACCTTTGCCTGGATTCCAATTCTTTATAAATTTCTCAGCCTTTGAAATAGTACCTTTCTTTGGTAATTGAGTCCTCTTAAGAATAGTTGTTTTAAGTTTAAGAAACCTCGTAAACTTCACTATGGCAGTTTCAGACTGTTTAACAGCCTTAGATGTGGTATCTACTACCTTATTAATTCCAGTAGAAGTCTCAGCCATCAGTTAGTAAGGATATTAAAGGTTTGTTTTGCATGAGCAATATGAATATTGCCTGTATCAAATGGCATAAGAAATGGTACATTCGCACCAGTCTTTACATCTGGAGAACTCATCTTAGACCTTGATGCATCTCCTCCACCTGCATTTGTACCAGCAGCAGGAGCATTCATTGGAAGAACTGTTGTATTAACAGACGGTTCATCCTGTTCTGGAGCCTGTGATACTGTTTTAGACTCCTCTATCTTAATATCTTTCTCTGTTGTTGAGGGTTCAACAGTAGTAGGTGTTACTCCCTCTACAGTTGTAGTCTCAGGTTTGGTATCTGTACCTTCAGGTTTTACAGTGTCAACAACTTTCTTAGCATTCTCATCAAGTTTTCCACGACCACCAAACATACTCTTTATTCCACCAACCAATCCACCACCAACACCTTTCAACCAACCCATAGGTCCTTTGGCGCCCGTTGCACCTTCATCACCCTTCTTACCAGTTGTTCCTGTTATCCCATCTTGAGGAGTTGCTACAGTCTCAGCCTTAGTACCATCTCCTTCTCCATCACCACCAGTACGAACTCCTGTTATTGCATCTACACCACCAGCAAGCCATTTCTTTACACCCTCTGGTTTCTTCTTAGCTTCCTTCTTCTCATCAACTTTCTTCTTAAAGTTCTTAACCTTATCTGTTACGGTTTCAGTCTTAGATTCTTTTGACGTAGATGTAACTTCAGAAGGAGCAAGTATAACATCAAGTCCTGCTGGTACATCTTCACCAGCAATCAATGCAGTCTGTTTCTTACCAGCTAAACTGGACTCCTTTTCCTTCTCTACTTTCTCTTCTTCTTTCTTCTCTTCTTCTATTTCTTCTTCTTTTGGTTTCTTATTCCTACCTTTAAGTTGTCCCTCTAAAACCTTAATAGCCTTATCAAAGGCTTTCATAGTCTTATTAAACTTCTCAGTCTCCTTCTTAGTCAACTGATCACCCATTTCCTCTTGGAAAGTTCCAGCTGGTCCCGCTGTGGTTCCATCACCTACTACGGTAACATCACCCTCTTTTTTGCCTTTTACTATCTTATTAATACCCCATGCAGTATACGCTACAAGTCCTAAAGTTGCAGCACCTTTCAGTATACTACTAAGTAATCCACCTCTTTTTGAACCTCCCTTGGCAATTTTTGCCTTGGAAAGTTTTTTGATAAAATCAGTAAATAATTTCTTACTTTTCTCAAGAAAATTAAACGTCTTCTCAAATGGTTTCTTGAAAGCCTCTAAACCTTGAGCAAAACTTGTTAATTGACTTAATCCACCACCAAATATCTTCTCCAACATCGCTGTAGGATCAAATCCACCACCAGCACCACCTCCGATTTGTTGGGTGATATTCTTAACATGTTTAGAAACCTGATTATTAACCAGTTTTGTTATTTGATTTACTGGTTGAATACCTTCTTCTTGGCCTGGAACCTGAGCAATAGTCTTTGCTGCAGATTTAAGAGGAGACATACCTCCTCGCACCATACTAAGACCTTTGCGACGACGTTGTAATCCTCGTTTTGCAAAGAGACTTCCCTTTTTAAGTATAGATCTTCCTATTGCCATTAACTTTTTGCAGCTGCTGCTCTTTGTTGTGCTTTAAGGTTCTCTTCATCAATATGTGATCTTAAAAGACCAACATATATGTCTCTCTCCCAAGAGACCATATTCTCTATTTCAGTCAAAGAATATTTATGGAACTGCATTAAAGCGAAGTTAATTCTATAGTAGGTCTCCATGTCTATATGAGACATGGTTAGCCGAAAAAATCCGACAATCCCTCCAATACCACCGTATTATCTTTCTTAGTATTTGGATTCTTTACCTTGATTGTACAAGTCAACTTAGGCATAGTATCAAAGAAAGTCTCAATCTTCTTGAATTGTTCTGAAGTCAAAGACTCCACCCACTCTATAAGTTCTTTCTTACTACAATCAGAAGCCGCCCAAACATCAGAATCATCATATACCATATCAATACATGAAGAGATGACCTCAAATGATCTGTCTACTTCATTTACTTCTTCCTCATCAGATGAGAAATTAGTATCAATGAACTGACTCAAAGACGGATACTTCATCTTTAACTTATATCCATCACCTATAACAATCTCATTAGTATGTTTAGGATCTTCAACAACTTCAACTTCATCTATATGAACAGTAGTCTTAACTTGAGTGACACCATCATCACCACAAGTAACAATAAGTTCAATAGATTCTCCAACAGATTTACCTCTTATATTAAGAAAGAGATATTCAATATCAAAACTTGGAAGACTATCTATCTTCAATCCTCTGGTTAAAACACATTCTTTTAAAACCTGTTTAACTGCATTGGTAATTTGTTTCTGATCTTTAGATTCAAGAGCAAGAATAAGAATCTTCTCTTCTCTAACTAAAAATGGTCTATATTTAACTGTCTTCCCTGTGGAAGGCAACTTCAGCTCATACTGAGAAGTCGTAATTTTTGGTAAAGGCATGATATGTGATCAAGTCATCGTAGTTATTTAGAGGGGTTATTGATACTTCTTAACACTCTGTTCCCATTCTTGAAGCGATGAGGAACAATCAGGTGGTTCAGGATCTTTATAACCCTTCATCTTCTTCCACTTATTATGCAATGCACCCATCATCCATGACTGAGCAAGGCTCTTGGGTCCATTCTCAAGCAGATCTAACTCATATCTGGATGAGGTATAACCCTTGTATTCTTCTCTCCAATTGGAGTCATCATATTGATCTGTCACTATTGTCCTGTTTGTTCCTTAACTACCTGTGTATTGGTTACGTTCTCTCCATTTGAATAAGTGGAGTTTGAAGTAGATGACATCTGTGTATATGCATCACTACTATCACCAAGTAACCCATCAATATTTGGGCCGGCTCCTTGAGGGCCATCGTTATTCATCTGAGTTACATAGAATCTATCATACTTAAGATTCACAGTACATTGAACTACTTGTCCTTCATTATAAGATAAAGGAATCGCTTCCATCGATTCAGGGAAAGCATTAACCATATTATACTCTATTGCATTTGTATCTGCAACATTTTTAGACTCGGTTATATCGAAATCAGAGTACCCATAACTCTTTTCAAATTTAGTAATTGTTATTTCTTTCTTATAACTATCTGGATATCTCATCCGTGTAAATCCAGATCTTGCGTTCTGTTTATATTGTCCTTTAGGAGATGCACCTCTACTTTTACCATCAGTATATGTTGGGTTAATAAAATTAATCCATTCTTGGAATAATCTAATAGCCTTATAATCAGAAGAAACATAGAACCTCAATTGAAGATCAGTGTATGATCTCATGCCTGGGAAAGTTTCTGTGATTCCTTGTCTACTTCCTGTTTCTTCAAATGCAACAAAGTTTGCTCCAGGCAAACTTGCTTCTGAACATAAGAAATCAAACCTTTGAGTTCCAGCAGCTTCTTTACCACCAAAAACTCCACAATTAGCAATCCAAGTATTCACATCAACTTGAGAAGCACCAGTATTACCAAAATTCAGGGATACTCTATACTGATTGGATATAGAGGGAGAAGCAAGAGTAGCCTGAAAAGACTGAGAATTTGCTTTCGTATAGTGTAAACCCTTCTGCCAAAGGATCGATCCTACTTTGGTATTCTTGGGTTCTTCTATCTCCGCATTAGTAATTTGAGCGGAAGAATCTATTGCAGGAGAGTAGTCGGGCATCTAAATAAACTATGATCCTCACATACTATGTATATGGCTTATAAGGGGAAATATAAACCACGCAATACCAAAAAGTATAAAGGCGACCCCACTGGTATCATTTATAGGTCACTCTGGGAACGCAAATTCATGGAGTACTGCGATCTAACTGAAAATATAAGTCAATGGCAATCAGAGGAATTTTGGATACCTTATAAGAATCCATTAGATAATAGGACACATCGTTATTTCCCAGACTTCTTTATCAAATACAAGGATTCAAAAGGGAAGACAAGAAATGTAGTCATTGAAGTAAAACCAAAGAAACAACTTCAAGAACCAAAAAGAAATCCCAAGAAAAGAACTAAGTCATGGGCATATGAAGTTCAAACATGGGTTGTCAATCAAGCAAAATGGGAAGCAGCAAAGTCCTATTGCAATGACAGAAAGTATGAATTTAAAATCATGACAGAAAAAGAATTAGGAATCACATGATTGGAGAAGAAATACGACAAAAAGCTGGTAAAAAGCGTAGAAGTGGTGACTGGTACATCGCTGAATTGGAGAATGCTTTAGAACCTCTTCAATTTAAAGACATTAGTACCAGTGATACAAGTTACATTGAAGTTGGTAAACTATTCTTCTTCTCATATGGTGCAGCATACCCAGAAAAATATGAATTCTGGGATCTTCAACCACTCTCATTTGCACTTAGATTCTATAGAGATGGGTTCTTAGGTGCTAACTTACACTACATAAATCCTGATTATAGGGATTCAGTTGCAAAAAGTCTTCTAAATAGCGGCAGTGCTGGTGCTACAACTGTACCCAAAAACAGTTTGCACAAATACCTATACTCTGGTATAGGAAATCTATATCAAGTTCCTGATGACGAAGATTGGGCAGAAATATCTCTTCTACCAACTGAAAAATTTATGGCAAGGAATGGCATGAAGTACCCTAAACATAAAGCATTTAACTGGAAAAAATGACCGCAGAAATGGGGACAACGGGGACCATCCTCAACAGACAAGAAGTAGATCCAGAGGTCGTAACTAATGGCCAAGAGGGGATATGGGTTTATAGCTCAGTAACTAATAAGACACAACGTTACGCAGTATTCTACTATCATGACCAGAAGACAGCACAAGTCCTTCCTGTAGATGATAATGGAGACGTTCTTATTGATGCTAAACCAATCTACACTAATGGGGTATGGGACAAGTCACTATTCGATGCAGATAACTCAAATGCACCATTTGATGAAGAACAACAACTATTCATACATGGTAGAATACAACAATCTGTAAGAACTCATGTAGAAAACACCTTCACAATTACAAATAAAGGATTATATACTCTTAAAACTGGTGGTCAAGTACCACAGTGGGCATCAAGAGAGATGCAAGGAAAGGATGTATCAGAGGTACAAAATGTTGGTACTTTACCAATGTATGAAGGTGCTGGTACTGGTGAAGGTACAAAGTGGCAAAGATATGCTGGAGATGCAAACAATACAAGAGTAGTTAAAGTTGATGATGATAAGTGGTTTATAGAAGAAGCATTCACAAAAGGACCACTCCATGTAATTAATAAATCAGGTATTCAAGGTGGAGGATATGATAAGATAGGCGATCGCATGTTCAACAAGATCATGTCATATCCTGCTGACCTTGATAGCGCACAAGACTACTTCTTCATTCAAGCATATGCATATATGCCTCCTTATAATGCATCATTAACAAAAGATTTTGGTACAAAATCAGATGATACAAGTATTGGATATGGACTCCAAAGACAATCTCCATTTAGAAAAAAACTTGGTGCAGGTATAAAACTACCAATGCCAAATGGCATGTCTGATAGAAACTCAGCAGATTGGGTTGAAGATAGCATGACAACAATGAGTCTTGGTGCTCTACAAAATTTAAACAAGAACGCAACTTCAAAAGTATTAACCTCCTCTTTAAACTTCATAGGATTGGGTAATCTTGGTGATAATATCAATAGTTTCTTCACCAATGCAGCATTAACAACAGCTTTGGGAGGAACAAAAGCAGGTAGAACTGATATTGGTGCGAATTTAATGAGTCAACTTGCAGGTGCAAATGGATTCGATGTAACTCCAGAATCTATTTTAAGTAGGTCTGGTGGTATTGTTGCTAACTCTAACACAGAACTAATGTTCTCTGGAGTTAAGATGAGAACATTCCAATTCTCTTGGAGAATGAGTCCAAGATCAGCAGATGAAGCTGGACGTATTAGAATGATCATTCGTGCAATGAAACAATGGTCAGCTCCAAAGAAACTTGCAAAAGTAAGTTCTGGGCCTGGATCCACAGCTGTAGGATCAGCAGGATCCCCATCATATTTCTTAGGAACACCCAATGTATTCAGACTTCGTTATATGTCAGGTGGAAAGGGTATACTTGGAGTCAATAAGTTTAAACCATGTGCTCTAACATCTATATCCATCAACTACACTCCAGATCAAATGTGGCAAGCATATGAAGGAGGTCAACCTGTATCAGTCATCATGGACTGTGAATTTGCAGAACTTGAACCAATATTCGATACCGATTACGTTGGCTCAGTACAGGGTGATAGAGCGTTTAACGAAGATGATCCAAATTCTCTTGGAGACTTGTATCCAATCAGTATTATTAATGAAAATGATCCATCAACAGCAGACGTAGGTTACTAAAATGAAAGGATATTTTTCTTACTTACCCAATATTAAATACGTCTCAAGGACTACCGACAGGAGTTCTAATGACGAATTTATTGCAGTAAAGAACCTCTTTAGAAGAGCAAGATTACGTGGTGATCTTGAAGCAGTAGCTACTGCATTTAATGATTATATAATTGGAGAAGATCTGAGACCAGAACAAATTGCACAAGAACTCTATGGAGATCCAAGATTTGACTGGGTAATTCTTATTGCAAATAATATTATTAACGTCAGAAATGAATGGCCTCTTAGTAATAACGATTTCCAAAAATTTATTCATGAAAAGTATGGTAGTGATGAAAACTTAGCAAAAATTCACCATTATAAAACTACTCCTCAGTATGATGATTATAGAAGACTTGTATTACCACAAGGATTAAAAGTCGATTCCAACTTTGATATGAATTACCTGAAACTAACACCAACCGCACAAATGGAAATGTCATATAGTGGTGGTACTTTGGCTACCGCAACTAATGTAGATGTAGTTGGTACAGCAACAGATGCAAGTGGTAATGTTATCCAAAACTCAAAGGTAACAGCAGTATCAAACTACGATTATGAAGTAGAAGTGAATGATGCTAAAAGACGAATCGGAGTTATCAAACCAACTTACTTAGATGTAATAGTAAGTGATCTTAGGAAGATAATGAGTTATAAGAGATCTACTCAATTTATCAATAGAACACTCAAAGAAGCATATAACCCAAGACTTAGTGGGGCATAAAAAAAAGGGGTCGTAAGACCCCTTTCTTATTGTTTACTCTTCAGCGAGTTTCTGAAAGTAACTCAGAGCCTCATCCTCATCTTCCGTATTTGCGGCAGGAGTTGCAGCAGCAGTGAGTTTAGCAAGTTCCTCATCAACAGGAGCAGCCACCTCACGATGATTATCTTCATCAGCGACTTCTGGATCCTGATAACGTAGTGAACCAGTTGGTAACTTAGTTCCCAAAACTGTGTCTAATCTCTTCTTCAGGTCTTCATATGACTTGAATTGGTCATCATTGGTGAACTCATTAAGATTATAGAGTCCATCATAGATCTTCTCCAATGCTTCATCATCCTTAAGTAAAGCTTCTACCTTACCGAACTCTGAACTATCGTAGTTCCAGAATCCACCAACCTGTTTGATCTTAAGTTTGAAGTTCGCACCTTTCCAGAAATCGAAAGGATTGATTGGTTCTTCATCCTCAAACTCAGGTTGCATAGAAGCAGTGATCTTATCAAAGATCTTCTTACCAAACTTATAAAGATAAGTCTTACCTTCGGTTTCAGGGTTAGCAGAATCCTTTACGACATAGATGTTTGCATAGTAAGAAAGCTTACGCTTCTGCTTACGAGCAATATCTTTATCAGACTCTCTACCACTGTTCCAAAGACTCCTGTTAAGTTCACCAACAGGATCATCCTTACCTACTGTGGTAAGTGAATTCTCTATGTACCATCCTCCTGGCCCTTGGAAAGCATGACTCCATACTTGTGCCCAAGGTAGGTCACATTCTGGGTGTGCAGGGAGGAATCGTACTACAGCATAACCATTACCTGCTTTATCGACTGCTGGTTTCCAGAGTCTTTCATCAGTATTATTACCCTTAGCGTTGAGTTTCTCAACTTTATTCATCAATCTCTCTGTGAGAGACCCCGCTCGGGATTGTTTTTTAAGGTCAGCGAATGACATGTTATTCTCCGTATTTTTGTATTTGAGTATTTGATTATATTATAGATGACTTGGACTGAAAAGTCAATCCTCTTTATATTCTTTTGGTATTTGTGATTCCAACCGATCTAATGTCGCCCGTAGATTATCAAAGAATTTATTGATATCCTCATTGGGTTTCAAGCCAAGGAATTTAGCAGATTCTATAATCTGTTTCTTCATTTCAACAGCATCACGATCATCTTTCTCAAGAGAAAGTCTGAACATGAAATTCTTTTGTTTTTCGACAAGAGACTTCATGGTACGAATATGTTGAGAACTAAGTGGAGAATAAGGATTAAAACCCTTAGAAGCCATTAATTGCATCAAATCTTCTTGTAACTCATGAATCTCGGCCATTGCGGCTCTGACAACTGGTGAATTAAAAAAGTCACTCATCGAACTGTTCAAATTTCCTTAACACTACTATTTATAAGGGTTTAGCGTTTTTTTATCCACCTTGGGAGGTAGAATATTCCGAAGGAAAGACCCCAGAAAATAGC